CCTTCCTCGTCAGGCTCGAAGATCGCGGCGATCTCCTCGCGCGGTAGCTCTCGGCCTTGACGGACGCAGCGCACATTATTGTCTCCAGTTGTTTTGATGTAGCGCCGCACGATCACGTCGCACCATTTGGGTTCGAGCTCGATCATGGCGCAGGTTCGCCCGGTGTTCTCGCAGGCTATGAGCGTCGAGCCTGAGCCTCCGAAGAAGTCGACCACGAGCTCGCCCGGCCGGCTGCTGCTCAGAATGGCCCGCTCGCACAGTGTGATCGGCTTCGGCGTTGCGTGCCCGCCTGCGTCGTCTCTTTCTGCTGTGTTTGTGATCGGGAAACGCCACACATCGGTCATTATGTCATGCTCGTCGCTGTCGTTGTGTGTGTTGTCGAAGAAGGCGCGCAGCTCCATCGCTTCTGCTTTCATGCTCTGGTATGCCTCGGACGGCTTGTTGCGCAGTTTCATCACTTGATCGTGTGGAAGGCTGAAGGCTCGGCCCTTAAATGCCTGCTGGAGCTTTTTGTAGTGCCACTCCGGGATCGGCGTGAACTGCGATTTGCTAAACCAGTGCCCCCACATTTGAACGCCGGTGATCTCCGTGAGCTGCTTGGCCTTGAGTCCGACCTTCTGAGCCTCTCCGACCATATAATCGAGGATTGCCTCGTATGCGTCGTTGAAATGGTCTTTGTTATTGTTGAAGCCTTCGACGCCGCACATAACAAAGAGGCATTTCTCGGTTTCCCTCGGGTAGCTCCGCATGAGCTCGCTGTTGACGCCGAAGGCTGAGTGCTTCGCCCATGTGATGTAGTTTCTGAACGTGATCTGGTTCGCGGCGATCATCGGCCGAAGGATGAAGGCGTAAATATCCATGAGCGGCTCGTCGATGCCCCAGCAGTACCAGCTCCCGTTTTCCTTCAGGATCGAGAAACTGAGCGCAATCCACTTCTTGTTGAACTCGAGGAGATCGTTCTGGTTCTGGTTGTCATTCTGGACGCCGTCGCTTTCTTTTCCCATGCCGTATGGCGGGTCGGTGAAAATAAGGTCGGCACGCTGCCCGTCGGTTGCCTTCTGAACGTCGCCCATCTTCAGGCTGTCACCGCAGTAAAGCCGGTGGTCTCCCAGCAGCCAGAGGTCGCCGGGTTCGGTGAATGGTTCCTCTGGCGGCGCCTCGGGCTCGGTGTCGCTGTCCTCCTTTTCCGACTCGTCATCATGCAGAGCTTCGGACAGAGCCGTGACAAGATTGCCGTATTCTTCCTCTGTGTAGCCGCTGAGCATGAATGGGATCTCGCCGGTGTCGATGTCGGCGAAAACCTCGGCGAGCATCTTGTTGTCAGTGGTGGCGAGCTCCGCGATGCGGTTGTCAGCCGTCAGATCGGCCAGCTCCTCGGCCTCGCTGGCGTAGTCCTGATAGTCGACCGGGGCGTCGGTCAGGTCGTCGAGCTGCGCGGCCATGAGACGGCCGTGGCCCTTGGTGACGAGCCCGCTGCGCTTACTGACGGTGATCGGGGCGCGCCAGCCGGTCGCCCGGATGATAGAGGCGAGGAGTTTGATCTGCTCCGGCGGGTGCTGGTTGGGGTTCTTGGGGTTGGGCCGCAGATCCTTCAGCGGGACGATGGCGTCGTGGGCGCAGAACACAGGGACGCCGTCGGCGTAGGCTTTGGGCTGCGCGGCCGTGGTGTACTCGGCCAGCTCGGGGCCGGCCTGCGGTAGGGGTTTGTCTTTTGCCATGGGTTTCCTCCTTTACCTGTTGAAAATCACGAGGAGGATGTGCCAGTTGTTCAGCATGGTGTCGAGGGACGAGTAGGGGCACTTGAGGCCGTCATCCGGCGCGATCAGCACGACCTCGCCCTTGCGCTTCACGATGGTGACGGCGTAGAAACGGCCAGCCCGGAAGCCCATGCTCCCGTTTTTGCCGGTGAAGATCGCGCTCGCCTTCACGGTCGGCCGGATCCGCAGCTCTTTCTCCAGCAGCTCGCGGGCCTTGTCTCTATTCATGGTGACGGCCTCCTCTCTTGAAGCGGTCGGCCTGCGGGCAGGTGGCCCAGTGTGGCCGGTATCCGGCGTCGGTGGCGTTGGCCCCGGGGACGATCTCGCAGCTCACGACCTCGCCCCGGGTGGTGACGACCTTGTCCTTGCCGTCCGGCGTGGCCTTGTAGTAGACCGGCGCCGGGTCGCACGGCATGGCCTTCCCGGCGGGCGTTTTGATCCACACGATAGGGGCGCCGCAGCCGCGGCAGGTTGCCTTATTCATCCGGGGCACCTCCTTCGCGGGGCTGAGCTCCGGCGTCGACCGTGCGGCTCCAGATCCCCGGCTCGGGTTGCTTGTTCAGCCAGTCGTGGAGGTTTGACTCGGCGTAGCTGTTGAGCCGTCCGAGCAGCCGGCGCAGCTTGTCCTCCTCGACCTCGTCGGTGCTGCGGGAAAATATGAGCCGGAGCTGGTCGAGCATGATCTGGACATCCGCGATCTCCTCGATGACGTTGGCGATGGCTGCGGTGGTGGTGGCCCCGGGCGTCGCCCGTTTGACCTTGCAGAGGGCCTTGGTCAGCTCGGCCATCTCCTCGACGGCCATGTCGATCTGAGCGGCCTCTCCATAGCGGTGAATGGCCCGCAGCATAATGTCGCGGCGTTCTCTTTCGTCCATCATCTGTTCCCGGCCCTCCTTTCGGCCTGCTTGAGGAAGGCGATGCGCTTCTTCAGCTCGAGGTCGGTCTCCCCGGGCTGGCGCTCGAGGCCGTAGCGGCGGGCCTGCTCGTCGATGTTTTCGCTGCGCAGCTCCCGGCGCTGGTGCTCCTCGGTCTGCTTGACGCCCTCCTTCACGAGGACGACGATCAGGACGACCAGCAGCACGGCGAGGACGATGGCCGTGGGGATCCAGATCGGGGCCAGCACCCACAGCCAGCTCCATGAGATGACGCCGGTGAGCTTCAGGATGATGAAGGCGATGGTCAGCAGCCCGCAGAAGCCGATCCCGCCCGCGGTGCCGCTGTTGTTTCTGTTCTCATTCATGGTCTTTTTCCTCCTTTTTGCTGCTGGTGTCGACGAGTCCGACGCCGGCGGCGCCACGCAGGCCGCAGTCGGTACAGACGGCCTGAAGTCCGGGCTCGGCAGCGAGCGCCTGCCGGTGGATCTCGGTCTCCCAGCACTCGGCCCCACAGATAGGGCAGGTGGCAGGCTTCCAGTCGTCGCGCTGCGGATCCGGGATATGCGCCCGGGTCGGCATGAGCAGCAGCCCGCCGTCTCCGACTTCGTGCGGGACGAGTACGCCCGGATCGTCGTCGGGGATCATGGAGTTGAGCAGCTCGTCATACTTGTCGCCGATGGCCTTCTCGGCCGTCTGCCATGCCTCGCCGTGGTCTTTGTCCTCGGGCGTGGCTACATGGGCCAGCTCGTGCGCCAGCAGCTCAGGGGCGGCGCTGATGGGCGCCTCAGCCGAGATGCAAACGATGGGTGCGCTGCCGTCGTCGGGGAAGATGGTCAGACCGAAGGCTCTGTTGCCTGACTCGTCGCGCAGGTCGGGGACGAACTGCGCGTGGTAGTCGATGCCGGGGTAGAGCTCGGCGAAGGCCCGGGCCACGATGGCCGACGGGTCGTTCATGTAGGGCGAGGCCATGGGGCCGATCTGCTCGTACTGCTTCAGGGCCGCATAGGTCTGGCGCAGCATGGCCCGGAGCTCGTCCTTCTTGAAGCCGTTGAGGGTCGGCCCGTTGAGGACGAGGTCGATCATCTTGTCGCTCCAGTCCTCCATCATGTGGGTCTCGCCCATATAGCGGGCGGCCCCGGGTTCGACGTCGACCTTCTCGCGGGTGAGGGTCTTGTAGTCTTTCATCTGGCGCCTCCTTTGAAAAATCCATCAGGATCTCGGTGGATCGCTTCGACCGTGTCCTTGATTCCGCCGGCGATGCACTCGGCCATCTTGGTCGCGGTCGCGGTTTCGGCGTCCTTCGCAGCCTTCTCGATGGCCGGGCCGATCTCCCACGGCTCGAGGCCGGTGTTTTCGTAGGCAGCGAGGCGCTGCACGAGCGTCTCCTTGGTGGCGGGGCTCCAGTAGCCAGTCTTGATGCCGTTGGCTCTTTCATGGGTCATGCGTTCCATGTGCTTGCTCCTTTCTGGAGGGCCGAGCGGGCCGCAGCCCGCCCGGCCGGTGTCCTTACTGCATGATGACGACCTTTCCGGCCTCGATCAGGTCGGCGAGGTTGGTGTTGAAGTAGTCGGCGATGTTCTTCTTGGCCTCGAGCTTCCAGATCCCGCCGTCGGCCTCGAAAAAGCCGATGCCCTCCTCGGGGTGCACGCGCAGCAGGAACTCGCTCTCGGGCTGCTCCACCTCGAGGAAAGTGCGGAAGGGCCGCAGCGGGACGCGGGGCTTCACCTCGACCAGAGCATTGAGAGCCACGCCCTGCCGGGCCTCCACGGTCTGCGTGACGCCGTTGTCGTTGGTGCTGACGCTTTTCTCGTCGGTCATCCGGCCGAGCAGGTCGAGCAGGTAGGCCGTGCCCTCGTTGGGGATGAACAGGCTGCGCAGCTCGATCAGAGCGACCTCGCGGCTGCGGAAGCCGGTGTAAATGCCCGGGGCGTCTGCCTCGGCGCGGTAGAGGATATTGCGGGAGAAGTCGGGCAGGTAGGTGGTCATGACCTCGACGCTCTTGTAGCTCTTGGCCTGCACCATGATGGTCGTGCCGACCTTCTCCAGCTCGGTGCGGATCAGCTTGCAGACGCCGTCGAGGCCGCTGACGCTGATGGCCTCGGGCCGGTCGACGTGGGGCGGGATCCGGGTGAGGTGGCCGTCCGTGTAGGTCTGGCCGCCGATCTCGAAGGTCTTGGTCTCCTTCAGGCTGACGATTTTGTCGATCATTTGGGCGAGCATGGTGTTTTCCTCCTTGTGAATGAATATTTATGCGCTTATGCGTGGGTGACGAGCTTGAGCAGCTTCGGGGCTTCCTGCTGCGTGCCGTCCATGTTCATCTGCCCGGGCACCTGCGGCACCATTTCGGCCACAACGAGCTCGCCGTTGCCGTCGCCGGTGACATAGAGCGAGGTGGCGACCGGGTTGGTGGCGGCGAGGGTGCTCTTGGCCGTCACGGAGACTTGGATCTGCCGGCGCTCGTCGTCGGGCGTCAGCTCGATGGTGAGGGTGATCTTTCGCTTGGCGGTGGCCTTGGTGTTGGGGTCGAGAATGTTCTGGATCACCTTGTCCATCTCATAGTCGACGCGCTCCTCGAAGGCGCCGCGGGCCATGCGCATGATGCTGTCGCGGTTTTCGTTCACGGGGTTGCTCTCCTTTCTGTCAGGCCCCGGGGCCGAGGAGCGTCATCTGCTCCGGCCCGGTGGCGGGATTGTCGGCCGGTGCGGCCGCGGTCTGGTCTGCTGCTGCGGTATGTACCCGGGCCCACACGGCCTCGGTGGCGTCCGAGCGGGTGGCCTTCCTGCGGCCGACCGTCTTGAGGATCCCCATCTGCTTCATCTCGGTGAGGCGTGGGGCCACATAGTTGCGGTTGAAGTACGGGATCTCGCCGGCGGCGACGAGCTCCTCGGTGATCTCGCTGGCGGTCATCTCCCGGGCCCCGAGGGTCTCGAGGATCAGCCGGCAGCGTTTCTCCCTCTTGGGGAGCACGGCGTCATAGCTTTGACGCCGCGTCTCCCGGGTCGTTCTGTCCATCGGTTTCCTCCTTTCTGGCGTCGGGTGCCGGGGCTTCGTCTCCCCATGCGTCCCATCCGGGAGCCGCCTCTCTGGCGAAAAGCTCGATCCGGGGCAGGTCGCCCATCAGCTCGACGATCCTGTCACGGGCCTCGGCCGGCTTGCGGCTGTGCTGCTGGACGGGCGAGAGGATGACGCTGTGCACGCTGGCGCTCATGCGTCTCGGCTTGCCCTTCACGGCGAGCAGGCAGATCTCCGAGTTGCTGCGCGTCCAGTTGCCGAGGCCCCAAAACAGGCCGGCGCCGGTCTTGTTCTGTTTTACCCAGTTGAAGGCGACGGTCTTGTAGGTGAAGCCCCACGCCTCGATCACCTCGAGGGCTTCTCGCAGCATGGGGAAGGTCGCCCACATAAAGAGGGCGCAGTCGCTGTTAGCAATACCCCCCCCAGCTCCGACGCCCATTTTCTTGAGCTGGTCGACGGTCATGGTGCCGTAGTGCTTCGAGGCGGCCGCCCGGGTGCCCCTGTTCTGGTAGCTCCACGGCGGGTCGGCGTAGATGATGCTGTACTTCTTGTCGGGGAGCGGGATCATGGCTGCACCTCCCCGACGATGATGGTGCTCGGCTGCTCTCGGATCATCTGCTTCAGGCGCTCGAGCTCCTCGGGGCTCAGGTCTTTCACGGTGATGGCCTCCGGCGGCAGTTTGTCGAGGAACTTCACGAAGCCGGCCACGACCGGCACTTTGTAGGGCAGCAGCTCGTCGCGGGTCATGTACTTGCGGCCGTAGGTGGCGGCCATATCCCGCCAGACGGGCCACGGGACGCGGAAGCACTCGGTCAAGCTCATGGACACGAGGACGAAGGCGACGGCGCCGAGCTTGTGGTGGTGTTCGAGGTCATCCCGCTGCTCCTTGGTCAGGCGGTTGTACTCGATGCGGTCGTCGTCGGTGTGCTTGGCCTCGAACACGACGGCCCTGCCGCCCTTGAGGGTGCCCTTGTAATCCGGCTGGGCCTGCTTGGTGTAGCAGGCGAGGAACTGGCCCTTGTAGTTTTTCGGGCCGAGGGGTTTCATGGGCTCCGGCGTCTTTTCGATCTTGGCGAGCCCCCGGTCGAGGTAGTAGTCGCAGGAGCCGGAGATCATCGCCTCGAAGTAGCTGCCGGCGAGCCGGGCCTGCTTGCCGCGGATCTGCGCCCGGATGTGCTTCTCGGCCTCGTAGGGTGTCGGGTCATTGTAGCCCTCGGCGTTCTTCTTCGGGTTGTCCATGGTGATCACCCGCCGATCTCGAGCCGGCTGCCCGGGTTTTCCTTCAGACGCTTGGCGAGGTCGATGATGACACGGCCGTCCACCTCGATGCTGATGGGCCCGTGGTTGAGGTGCTCGTTGCAGCGGGCCATCGCCCGGAAGGCCGGCACCCGGATGATGACGCTGCCGGCGTCCTGCGGATCCTCGTCCTGTTTCTCGGCCTCGGGGATCTCGCTGATAGCCTTGAAGCCGTTGAGCACGGGGATCCCGCGCTCCCGGGCCAGCTCGATCTCGGCGGCCATGCCGGCGGTCTGGCAGTCGAGGCCGAAGGCCCACAGCTCGTCGCACATGAGCACCAGCTCGCGGCCGATGCTCAGGCCCAGCTCGCGCTCGGCCGGGACGGTGTCGTCCATGAACTGCGTGAGGTAGATGTGCGGGGTGATAGGGATGCAGCCGCGCTCCACGGCAGCCCGGCTGAACTCCTTGGCCCGCTGGATGTTGTTCTCGTAGTCCCCGCGGCACGGGGAGCAGATGTAGACCTTTTTCATGTGGTTATGTCCTCCTTATGCGTGAGCACTTTGGCCCATCGCTTCTTGTACTCGGCCGGCGGTTGCTTCTCTGGAAAGAGTGAGAGCTGCGTCGGCTTTCCTGCGTATCTCTGCTTGTTCCACCTTGGCTTTCCTGCCTTCTCAGCCTCCAGCGTCCAGCCCGCCGCCTTTAGGCTTGTCCCGGGCTCGCTTCGGAGTGTGAAGGTGATGATCTTGCCGTAGCCCTCGCGCCTCGCCCGGCGGGCACAGGCGGCATATAGGGCCGAGCAGGCGTTCCTCGTTCCATCGGTGCAGAGGCGTGTCACCTCGAGGGTGTTGCCGTCATCCAGCCGGCGGCCGGTCGGGCGCCCCACGATTGCGACGCCACAGAGGCGGCCGTTCTTGAAGGCTGCGAGGCTCCACTTGTGCCCGACGACTCTGCCATGGTGGCGGTGCACGGCCTCGACATAGGCGTTGGCCTGCTTCAGCGTCGTGGGCTTAATCTCGATCACCTGCTGCGCCAGCTCTGGCCGGTGAGGGTGATGGCCCTGCACATTTCCATGAGCCGGTCGATGGTGGCCCGGGCGGTCATGTCGTCCCGGGTTTCCCGGGGTGTCATGCGCTCGATCAGGGCCTCGGTGTCGTAGTTGGTGGTCACTATGGTCGGCAGGTATGCCTCATAGCGGCCGTTGATGATGTTGTAGACCGTGGAGATCGCCCACTCGGTCGGTGGCTCCTTGCCGATGT